TACGAGGTGGCCTTGCCGAGATCCTGCTTCTTGCTGTTCTTGGCGTAGCACTTGCCCAGCACGTAGAAGGTCAGCGGCGCCAGGTAGCTGCCCGCGATCGGCAGTTCTTCACCGCTCGACCCGGTCACCTCAGGGATCGCGCCGTAGAGGATCTGGATGCTGCCGCCGCCGTTGTTGGGCGGCGTCACGTTGAACCGGCGCGGGTCGCGCGGATCGGCCGCGAAGTGCTCCACGTCGGTCTCGCGCGTGGCCGCCGGCCAGAACCGGTTGGCTTCGTCCAGCAGGCCGGCGTCGACCTGGGTCACGACCTGCCCGCTTGCTTCGTTCTGGATCACGTCCAGCAGCGCCACGCCGTCCACGGGAATGACCTGCGAGATGCCCGCGACAGGGGTCATGAACTCCTGCCGGGTATACATGTCGGGCTTGACGTTGGCGGTGGCGGCCAGCGCCTCCTTGAGGTAGCTGACGAGTTCGGGCAGATCCCACGTGCGGCGAGCCTGGTCCAGCAGCGTGGTGCTCACGCTGTCGAGCAGGTCGCCGACGTTCACCGTCACGCCAGATCGCCCTTCGCCTTCGCCAGGTCACGAACTTGGGCGCGCAGCGTCATGAGGTGCGTGCTGCCGTCCTTGTCGAGCTCGACGCCGTAGTTGCCGGCCGCGAACGCCTTCAGCTGCTCGCGGGTGGCCTTGGCGATGTCGAACGGTTCGCCGTCGGCGCCGTCCACGGAGCCCATCTTCAGGTGCTCGGCGTTGTTCTGGGTGTCGACCACCGCGGCGCCTTGCAGCATGCCCTGGGTCTGCAGGACGCGCAGGCGTTCGTCCAGGGGCGCCTTGGGGTCGCCCATGTAGACGCGGTAGTCCTTGTGCGTGCGCAGCTTCGGCACGTTGGGGAGCATCCGCCCGTCCTTGATGTTGATCAGCATGGGGTGCTTCTTGTCCTGCGCGTTGCGCGAACGGTTGGCCTCCACCATCTTCTGTTCCATGACTTCGGAGATCGGCATGCGGGGTCTCTCGGTTCAGTTGGAAGACCGGCGCCCGAAGGCGCCGGTTCTCGGGGTCCGGTCCTGGATCAGGAACCGGTCGGGCTGGTGCCGGGCGTCATGGCACGCTTGAACGTGCCGCCGGTGTTGGCGTTGCCGCCCGGCATCTTCGACGGCGTGCCGCTGGGGTAGCGCGCCTTGGCCTTGCCACCGGCCTGGCTCATCTCGGAGTTGATGGTCTCCGGGGGAACCTTGACGGTGTAGTTCGCGCCGTAGGGGTTGCTGGTCTTCATGTGTGCTCCTTGCGTGGGGCGGACGGGGCCTTGCAGAAGGCCCCATCCTACTCCGATCAGCTACGCTTCACCACCGCGGTGCCGACGTAGTTCGGGCCGATCACCTCGTAGCCGAAGACCATCAGGCCCCGGATGATGTACCCGAAGTCGTTCGGGTTGTCGATCATCTGGCACTCGACGATCTGGCTGGCGAAGGTCAGGCCCGCGCTGTGGCCGAACATGCAGTAGCTGGCCGGGCCGGGGCTCGACTGGGTCAGCAGGTTGCGCGACTGGTACATCGTGAACCGGTCGATCTCGCCCACCTTGCCGTTGCGCGCGATCGACACGCCGTCACCGGCGAGCGAAGCGATGCGCAGGTCCGACTGCTTGATCAGCGCCATGAACCACGGCGGCGCCACGAACCAGCGGCCCTCGTCGGGCACGTTCTGCTCGTCCAGCACCGTGCCGCAGTCGACGATGAAGTCGACCACGGTGGTCTTCGACACGGCCACCGGGGTGGTCGAGTCGCCGAGGTTGATGTTGTTGCTGTCGGCGCCGGCCGTGGGGCCCTGGTTGTCGGCGGACACGTCGGCCGGGATGGTCGTCAGCATGTCCGCGTCGGCGGCGATGCGCAGCTGGATCGAACCGTCGTTGGCGAACACGTCCGCCAGGTCCAGGTCCGACTGCCGCGAGTCGACGGTCGACAGGGCCACCGCGAACGACTTCGCCTGGTCGATGACCAGCGTGACGCTGTTGTTCGTCGGGTACTGCGCGCTCAGGCCCGCGCCGATCACGTAGTCCGACACCGTGATGTCGGGGATCGTGCGGATCTTCACTTGCGCGCCGAAGCCCGCGATCTCGCCTTCGTAGTCCGTCGAGGCGATCTCGCCGAAGACGGTGGTCTTGTAGAACTTCTCGACCAGCTTGCCCGAGTAGAGCTCGGGGTCGAAGTTGATCGTGCCGGCCGGACCGTAGTCGGGGATGCCGGAAGCGCGGGGCACGCCCGCATAGGCGAGAGCACCCATGCGGTACATGTGGCCGGTCAGGCCCTCGAACGCCTTCAGGGCGGCGCCCTTCAGGAACGTGACGGCTGCCGCCAGGGCGGTCAGCAGAAGCGAGTGCTTCATGATGGTCTCCAGGAAAGTGGGTGTGCCGGCGTCAGCCGGCGCGGAGCCTCAGCCTGGCCTCGAACTGCTTCCGTTCCTGATCCGTCACCTTCCCGAGTGCGGCCCGCTTGTAGAAGTCCCGGGTCTCGGCCGCCGTCGGGCGCATGAGCGCGCTCGGGTCGGCCGGGGGGAGTTCTCCCGACGGAATGGCGCCATTGCCGTTGGGCGCGACGGGCGGGGCCGGGCGCGGTGCCAGCGTTGCCTTGTACGTGTCGAACATGCGCGCGACCATCGCCGCGTTCTGCTTCTCGACGTGCACGTTCAGCAGCTGCTGGCGCTGCACCCCGGTCGCCGGGTCGTCTTCCGCAAGCCACGCCTTCCACCCGTCCGCCGCGTCGACTTCCTCGAAGTCGGGGACAAGTTCGATGAGCTTGTCCACGAAGCGCTGGCGCGCCGCACGGACTTCGGCTTCCGCATCGGCGGCTTGTTGCTCGTGGAGCGGCTTGACCTGCGCGTCCACGACCTTCTGCACCGCCATCTGCGCCGCCCGATGGGCGACCGATGCGACAGCCTTGGCTTCATCTTCGCCGAGGGTCTCGAGTTGTTCCTTGGTCAGGTACTGACCGAGGTCGATCTCCGTCGGCTGGGCGTTGGCCTGCAGTTCCCGGTTCTGGGCCTGCAACTCGGAAATCCGCTGGGTGAGTGACCGCTCACTGGCGATGCGCTCCTCGCGTTCGCGACGGAGAACACCTTCGGTGACCTTGAAGCGCTGCTTCCAGTAGGCCGGGTCGGTTTCCCGAGGGTCTGCGGGCGGCGCCGGCGGTTGCGGCGGGTCGGTCTCAGCGGTGGTCGCGGCTTCGGCGTTCGGCGGAGCCGGCGGCGCGTCGGGCGCGGGATCTGTCCCCGGTTCGCTGCGGGCCTTGATGCGCTCGTCCAGGAGACGAGAGCGCTCGAGCACGGCGCGAGGGAGACGGGTTTCGTTCGTGGCTGGGGAAGCCTGCATCAAGTTCTCCACGATCCAGAGCCACCATCAGGGGTGTCTGGGGTTCGCACGGGATGCGGAGACTCGCGATTCCCATCAAGACGCACCGGCCCGGAACCTTGAGGCTGCGGTTGGGACCGTGCGGTTCAGCTTTTGCCAGGCGCCTTCGATGTCGGCGATCAACTCGTCGAGGACCAGTGCGCGGCCTTGGGTCCGGTAAACCTCTTCACCGGTCGAGGTGCGCAGCTTGGCTTCTACTTCGCCCAGCTTGGCTTGCAGCATCAGGATGAGAGCTCGGCCGTCTGGTGATTTCGAGAACCGGGCCAGAAACTGGAGTTGCTCTTCGGACAGATGCACGCGGGGGATTCTATGCCTACTTCTCCAGATCCCTCAACATTCGTTCGGCGATCTGCTTTGCACGCAGCATGTTCCGCTCCCGCAGGTCGCGCGCCTTGGCGTCGGCTTCGATCTTGGTCTGCAGGTCATCCACCTTTTCCAGCACGCTGGCCAGCACCAGCAGCACGCGGTCGGCCTGAGCCCCTACTTCCACCTTGGTGGCCTCCAAAATCGCCTTGTGCAGCGCAGCAACGTCGTCCTGCGTGGCTGGCGCTGGCGGGGCGGCGGGTTCCGGTGCTGGTGCCGCGGGCGCGGGTTCCGGTGCTGCTGGCGGCGGCCCGGCGGGTACTGTGACGCCGATCGACGGCACTTCCACCACGGGGGCAGCCGCGGGCGGCACCGGCGCTGCCGGCGGGGCAGTGATCAGACCCAGGTTCAGGCCCTGGGCCTTGCGCACCACCGCCTCGGTGCCCGGCATGTTCGTGATCTCGGGCGCCAGCGGTGCGGCCGCGGGTTGCGGTTCCGGCTGCAGGCCCTTCACGCGCACGTTCGGCCGGCGCGCGAGGTACTTTGCGCTCAGGAGCGTGTCGCCCGAGACAACGATCCCCGGGGCCAGGCCCTCCAGGAACAGCGCGCCCGGATCCGGCGTCACCGTGGGCGACGGGATCGGGATC